GACCTGCAATAATTATATTAAATTTTAAGTAATTAAAAAAAAAAAAATAAAAATAAAAATAAAAAAATTTTAAAAATAAAATAAAAAATAAAATAAAAATAAAGAAAATAAAAATGCAGTATATTTTCCATCGCTACTCTTAAATGAGCGTCGATTGTCAGCAGTTATTTTTGTTGGGGACTCTGAACCCCACATTTGATCGACTGTAGTCCAGAAAGATCACGGTATACGATTGTATCGTCAACACTTAGAGTGTATAATCACAGGTCTGTTGCGTGTAGCTGCCTGAATAATTGCTCACAGCACCCCCCCCCCCCTTTTAAACTCAATCATGGTCACAATTAACGAAAACAGATTAAGCGAAGTCAGCGGTAACGCCCTGCAAACAAGTTTCGAACTCGATGACGATTTCATCAAACAATCATTACAACGTGTGTATGGAGATGAATTCACAACTGAAGAAGGTTTGTGGAGCTCTTATACAATGTGTTTCCGAGAAAAAGTGTCTTTATATGATAAAGCGCGACGTTTTCTCGAAGAAGAAGAAATTTCTTTAATGTCACAAGAAGACATATGTGTTCCTATGTCCTTGGATGAAGCAAGAAAAAGATTTAATGAACATGTAAATGCTCAAATATCTGATTCTTCTGATGAGGAAGAATATTATTCAGTCAATTCTGATGATATTGAGGAAAATTATGAAATTTTAACAAATTTCAATGATGATAATGACATTATTGTTCTACCTAATCACGATGAACTTTATGGGAAATTAACCTATAAAAATAAACATAGTGACAATTATGAATACAAAATGGCATTAAATGTGCAAAGTAAAGATATTGTAGCGAATCATGATGACATGACTTCTCTTATTGAGGATGCTGCCTGGTGCATGTATCTTATATCTAGAAACCCCACAGCAAGAGGCATTGCTGAAGCTGCTTTTACGTTTGTAAAATTACGTTTTAAAGGTAGCATAGCAATGGCTATATACAAAAATGAACTGTTGGAACGATTTTCTCAAATTTTAGAAATTGAAGTTGAGGATAAAATTAAAGTTGAATCTGTTGATCTTCTTTTCACGGCAAGAGAAGCTCTAGGTTCATATAAAGATCTTGTAAATAGCCCAATCTATAAAAAAATATACAAATGTTTAATGTATGCCATCTCGTTGGATTTATTCGATAAAGCTGGTATTAAAATGGACATTTTTGGATATGATAAAATGGAGAAAGCAATTTTAAAAAGAAAATTTTTTAACAAGTCAGATTTTGTATATACAATATTTGATACAATCATTTTCATTTTGGAAAAAGGAATTCATGTGTATAATACAGGTGATATTTCTTCCATTGTTCATTCTGGTTCAAGTTATGGAGCTGTATTTGATAAAGCGGCAGAACTTAAACGTAAATCTGTTCTTCTCAATAATGCTGAAGCTCATGGTTTTAAAGAATCAACTTTCTTAAAGGAGTTGGATGATATTATCGAAAAATTATTATCAATTAAAAAACATGGTAAAGGATTAGATTCTACTGAAAAAGCAATCATTAATCATAAATATGATGAAATGAGTATGATCAGAGATGATATTACTAGTCTATCAGCATGTAGACAAATGCGTGATATGCCTTTTGGTCTCCTCATTGTAGGTGATTCTGGTATAGGTAAATCCACATTAACTGAATATATTTATCAATATTTTGGAAGAATATGTGGTTTGGAAACTGACGATTCTTATCGTTATACTCACAATTACTTTGCTAAACATTGGAATAATTTTAAATCCTGTTGTTGGTGCATTGTCATGGATGACGTTGCAGCAGAAAACCCAGCTTTGGGTGATAATTCTTCAGTGCGTGAAATCATACAAGTTATGAATCCTGTTCCTTATTGTCCCGAGCAAGCAGCTTTGGAAGATAAAGGAAAGACTCCATGCAAAGCACAATTGGTAATTGCCACGTCTAATATTGAGCATCTTAATGCTTTCCACTACTTTAGTTATCCTTCAGCGGTGCAACGTAGATTTCCTTTTATAATTACACCAACAGTTAAAGATCGTTTTTTAAATGAACAAGGCATGTTGGATTCTTCTTTGGTGGATGATGATCAACCTTACAAGGATTTATGGACTTTTAAAGTTGAGATGATCATACCTAGAAAAATTGCTTCAAATAGTATGAAATC